TTAACGCCGCACGCGGCGCTCGGCGGTGCGCAAGGCGCGCTCACAGCTCGCCAGGTTCTGCCGGTACGACTCGTCGAGCCGATTGACGGCGACCAGCGTCCGGGCCGGCTCCTCGTCGCGGACGATCGCCGCCACCGCAGCCGACAGATCCCCGGCCGCCATCCAGCACGACGCCCGGGCATCGCCCGGCTTGGTGCCTTGCAACAGCCGCGACTCGATCTGAAACAGCCGGCCCTTCTGCGTCCTCAACTCACGCGCGTCGCCGGTCTGTAATGCTGCCGTTATCAGCTTTTCGGCATCGCGAATCTCGCGAACGGCCGCCTCGAAGTCGGGATTCGCCTCGGCGTACGCGTTGAGCACCGCATCGACCTGCTGCATGGCCCGCTCGGCGCTGACCGGAACCGGCGCAGATGGCTCGGCCGAAGCCGTGCCGATGGCAAAAATGCAGGCCGAAAAGGCCGTCGAAAAGGTCTTAGAACCGGCCATTTTCAGCCCCAATCGTCAAACTGGTAATTGCAATTCGCTGCCATTGACCCGAGAAACGGATCTATCAGGGCCAGCAGCCGCACCACCATCAAGCCGAGGCTTTGCCGGTGCCGGGCGCGGCCTGTGCGGCTCTGATTTCTGCACGTAACTGCGCGACGATCAACTTGATCATAGCACCGCACTCCTCGGGGTCCCCGGTTGCGTCGATGATCTCGCTGTATTTACGGAAGGCGAGCCGGCCGAGGTCTATCGGCGGTAGCGCCACCCTCTCTTCCTTGTAGAGCCGATGGACCGCGTCAAAAACGCGGCCGAACAGCTCGTCATTGCCAGATGTCTCCCTTACGCGCCCGAAATTGGCGTCGCCAAATTTGGCATTTTGCGACGGTGTGAACCGGTCGTCCCCATCTCCCTTCAGCAGCCAATCGACTGACACGTCGCAAGCCTCTGCAATTTTCATCAGCGACGTGGCTGAAGGCTCGTTCGTCGCTGCGATGTAATGACCGAGAGTGCGCGGCGGAATTCCCGCCATTCTCGCAACGTCCTTTTGAAGTCCGCGTCTCTCGACGGCGAATTTAATCCGGCCTGCGAGGCCCATCAGATGCGGCTTTCGATCCAATTTCCAGTTCCAAACTGCGACATTTGGCTTGCGAATCAGATGCCAAATATGGCATTCAGAAATTCACAAAAGCGATCACGTTACGGACCCGAGAAAAGCCGGCCCCTGCCAGGGCCGGCTCAGCCGGAGGACATCAATGCAGCGTTGGGACAGGTTTTCGATCAAGGCCGAGGTGCAGCGGCGCGGAGAAACCCTAACCGGCCTGGCGATCGATGCCGGCCTTGAGGAATCCGCCTGTCGTGTCGCGCTGGTCCGCCGCAACACCCGCGGGGAACAGGCGATCGCCGCGTATCTCGGTATCCCGGTCGAGGACCTGTGGCCCGATCGTCACAAGATGCCCAAGCGCAAGACTATCGCGGAACGTCGGCGACTCGCCAGTCAAAAGCGGGACGCCTGCACGGACATCGGAGAGGCCGCATGACCCCCGATCTGTCCAAGGTCCGGCCGCTCGTTGACTTCCCGCGCGTGCGCCCGGCGCCGCTGCCACAGGCCGAGCGCGATGCCGGCCTGCTGGCGATGTGGCAGGCGAACCGCGGCCTTCCGGCGAGCGCGCGCGATGCGCTGCTGGCGCGCTACGCGGCGCCGTCACTGATCGGGGGTGCGCGATGACGTGGCTCCAGCTCGCTGCGGCCGCCCCGCAATCCTTCACTGCCGTGTCGACGGTGCCGGAGCAACAATACCAAGCCCTGCTGGCGGAAATTCATCGCGCCATGGCGGAAGGGGCTTCCTTTCAAACATTCCGAACACGAGTAGCAGCGCTGCAGTTGCGCGTTCTTGGTCCGGCCCTGATCGGGGGCAGGCAATGAACACCTCACCACATACCCCGGGGCCTCCGGTCGAAGATCACCGCGTCACCGTCATCCACCGTTTTGCGCACACGGCTACCGCATACGTGGCACGCCAGAATGTGCGCGTGCAGCTCCGCCTTCTCGAACTGCAGGAGCGACTTCTTCTTGTCGCCAAAGCAGCGAGCGCAGTAGCAGGGCGCTGGCTGTTGCGGTTGTCCCGCCGCGTTACTGACGTAGGCAAAGGCGTCAGGCCCGAGCTGCTGAAGAGAGTAGTTTTTCGCGTCGGCTTCGAATGCTCGCAGCTCGGCATTCTCGCGATCGAGCTCCGCATTGCGCTTTTCGATCGCGGAATAGCGATCAAGCAGCGCGCTATATGCCTCACGCATCGCCTGCATCCGATCGAGAAGATCGCCGATCTGCCCATTCAATTCGTTTCGGGCCTCCTGGTCGATTTTCCCGCCGATCTTCAGGGCCGTGTCCCGGAGTGTCTTCGCCGCCGTGGCGGCGGCGTTGAAGATGCCGAACGGGTCAATTGTCACTCGAATTCCTCCGACTCGGTTGGTCACGCGTCCGAGTGTGAGGAGACGCGCCACCTGCGGCAAGTGGTGGGGCGGCGGGGCTACCCGCATCCCTCCCGAATGACTGCGGCGGACGAACAGCCTTTGGCTGAGCGTTCGCCGCCTCTTTCCCACCCCTTCAAAGCCGGCTGAAATGATCCGAAAAAGCATCAAAATCGAAGATATCGACGCCTCCGAGCGTCTGCGCGAGCTGCGGCCCGATTGGGTCGAGACCTTCGCCGAACAGATTGCCGCCGGGGAGCCTCTTCCGGCGATCGAAGTTGCCGCCAAGCCGGACGGCAAGTGGCTGCTGCTACTCGGTGCGCATCGTCTCGCCGCCCACGCCAAGGCCGGCCGGACGATCATTGACGCCGACGTCTCCGATATTTCGGCGCTGGATGCCGACGCCTGCCGGCTCCGGGAAGTCAAGGGGAATCTGGTTTGCGCCGAGCTGTCGGTGCTCGATCGCGCGGTCTCGCTGGCCGAGTGGAAGCGGATTTACGAGGCCAAGAACCCGCTGCCGAAGCGCGGGCGCCCCGCCGCAGGGGAAAATGGCGAAAAGATTTCGAACATTTTCGTCGAGCGGTTTTCCGCGGCTGCGGCGCGCGCGCTCGGCATCACCGAGCGGTCGGTTCAGCTCGCTCTTGAAGTCGCTTCGATCGACGCCGAGGTGCGCCGTAAGCTCGCGCTGCACGAGGTCTCCGACAGTCAAAGCGAACTGCTGGCACTGGCGCGGCAGAGCGTCGCCCGTCAGCGCGAGATCGCCAAGCTGCTGCTCGATCCAGAGAGCGGCATCGCCTACGTCGACGACGCCATCGCGGCGATCGACAAGACCCCGGCTCCGGCGCGCGCCTCGGCCTGGGAGGCGATTTCCAACAAATTCTCCAAGCTGAAGGAAGCGCAGCAATACGCGTTCTTCGACGCGCACCAAGACGCCATCGCGATCTGGCAGAAGTCCCGAAAGGCGTAGAGCGATGGCCCCCCGGCGACGCGACACCTCAACCTTGGATCTGTTTCGGGACGTCGAGCCCACGCAAGTGGTGCGTCGGTTCGATGCCGAAGAGATCAAGGCGTGGAGTGCCGCGCGCCGTCTGTCGCGCGCCATCGCGGCGGCGCTCGACGGTTTCAAACGGGAAGAGGTCGCGATCCAGCTGTCCGAACAACTCGGCGAAGCCGTCTCCAAGGCGACGCTCGACGCCTACGCGTCGCCGGAAAAGCCCCACGCGATCCCGGCGCACCGGCTCGCGGCGCTCTACGCCGTTACTGCCGACGAGCGGCTGCTGAATGCGCTGCTCAATGAGGTCGGGCTGATCGCGGTTCCTGCCAAATACGAGGCGTTGCTGAAACGCGAGCGTGCTCGCGAGCTGAAGGAGCGCGCCGAGCGCGACGAACAGGCCGCCGATGCCGAGTGGAGGGCGCGCCGATGAAGGAATGGTGCACAGCGCGCGAACTTGCGGACGCATCTCTCGCCAGCCTTCCGGATACCGAGCGCGGAATCCAGCTCTTCGCGCAGCGTGAGGGCTGGAACGATAGTGTCGCCTATGTGCGACGCCGCTCCGGTCGCGGCGGCGGCCTCGAATACAACGTCAGCCTTTTGCCGCCGTCGGCACGTGTCGAGTTTGAGCGTCGCCACCGCGTGGTCCAGGCGCCGGAGCCGGCCGCTGTCAACGTTGCACCGACCCTCGGCTCCGGATTGAGCGACCGCGCCGCACGGGAACGCGACGCGCGGCTCGCAGTGGTCGCAGCCTTCCAGGCTTTCGAGCGGGGCCAGCGGCTCGGCAACGCGTCCCGCTCCAAGATCTTCGTCGACGCCTACAACGGCGGCACGTTGATCATTGATGCGTGGATCCGCGACCTCATTCCGCAACTTTCGCCGCGATCTCTCGCGCGCTGGTGTGCGGCGCGGCGCGCCGGGCGGGCCGATCGCCTCGCAGTCGATCGCGCCGCCGCCCGAAAGGGCAAGGGCGTGCTCGATGTCGCCTGCAACGGCCGGGTCCGCGCCTATTTGCTGGCGTTGATCGCGCACAATCCGCATTTGTCCGCGCAGCACCTGCGCACGCTCCTCCGCTCCGAGTTCGGCGACCAGCTCACGCTCGCCGATGGACAGCTGGTCGAGGTGCCGCCGGTGCGGACGATCCAGCATGCCGTGGCGAAGCTCAAAAAGGACGAAGAGGTCGCGCTCACCAAGCTGTCGCACCCGGATCGCTATCGCTCGACCATGGCACCGTCCGGTGTCGGCACCTATCGCTGGGTCAGCGAGCCGAACACGCTGTGGATGATCGACGCATCTCCTGTCGATGCGCTCTGTGTCGACGGCCGTCACTCGATCTACGCCGCGATCGACATCGCGACGCGCCGGCAGAAGCTCTATGTGTCGCGCACCCCGCGCGCCTCCGCCGTCGCGCTGCTGATCCGCAAAGCAATCATGGCCTGGGGTGCTCCGGACAAGATCAAAACCGATAACGGCAGCGATTTCGTCGCCAATGACACCAAGCGTCTGTTCGCCGCGCTCGATATCGAGATGGAGCTTTCAGACGCCTATTCGCCGCAACAAAAAGGCCATGTCGAACGCGTCATCAAGACTTTCCAGCACGATTGCGCCACGCTGCTGCCCGGCTTCGTCGGCCACAACGTCGCCGATCGCAAGCGGATCGAGGATCGCAAGAGTTTTGCCGCCCGGCTCGGCGAGGAAACCGCCGAAACCTTCGGCGTTTCGCTGACTGGCGCCGAGCTGCAGGCGGTTGTCGATCGTTGGGTCGATACGGTTTACGAGCAGCGCACTCACAGCGCGCTCGGCATGTCGCCGATGCTGGCCGCCGCCGGCTCGAAGCGACCGATCCGCACCGTCGATCCACGGGCGCTCGATCTGCTGCTGATGCCGGTTACCGGCATGCGGACCGTCACCAAGTTCGGCATCCGGGTCGATAATTTCCACTACGTGATCAACGCGGCGTTCCCGGGCGACCGGGTGATGGTCCGTCAGGATCCGATCGACGCCGGCCGCATCATCGCGTTCGACGCCGATAGCGGCGCCTATGTCGGTGACGGCATCTGCCCGGAGCTTGCCGGTGTCGATCCTGCCGAGTTGCTCCGCGCCAAGCGCGAGATCACCACCGAAAAGTTGGCGGAGAAGACCCGCGAGGCGCGCAAGGAAATCAAGAAGCTCACCAGCGGCCGGTCGCTGATCGAGCGCGTGCTCGAGGTCGCCCAGCGCGACATGCCGAACGTCATCGCGCTGCCGAAGCGCGAGGAGAAGCACGAGACGCCCGCGATCAGCGCAGCGCTCGACGCGATGGTGCCGCGCGAAGCGCCGCAGGCCTCCGCCGAGGTGCTGGCGATGCAGGCCAAACTGATCGCCGAAGAAACCGTCGTGCCGCTGCGCACAGCAGAAACCCCGCATCAGCTCTGGCAGCGCGCGCTTAATGTGATCGCTCGCATGCGCGCCGGCGAGCCCGTCAGCGCCGACGAGGCGATGTGGTTGGGCGGCTACCGCGAAGGCCCCGACTTCAAGGCGCGTGCGTTGATGCACGGCGACCCGATAGAAACGAAAAACCCCGCCGCGTCCTGGACCGACGCGGCGGGGCAGCAATCACTGTGAAGGAGATCAAGATGACTGCAACTAACAACGGCGTCAAGGGTGGGCAGGTGCCCCTGAAGAACGTCGCGTCGTTTCTGACGCTGACGATGCGGCTGATCGACAGATCTTCCCATCTGCCCGGCTTCGGCGTGTTCCACGGCCCCTCCGGCTTCGGCAAGACCGAGGCCAGTATCTACACGCAGAACAAGACCAACGCCGTGCGCGTCGAGGTCGGCGAATCGTGGACGCAGAAGAAGTTCCTCCAGGAAGTGCTGTTCGAGCTGCGCATGCAGGCCAAGGGGACGATCGCCGATCTCGCCGACCAGGTGAAGGCCGCGCTCGGCGATGATCCGCGGCGGCCGCTGATCATCGACGAGGCCGACAAGCTAATCCGCAAGAACGGCCTCCTCGAAATCGTGCGCGAGATCGGCGACGTCGCCGGCTGCCCGGTAATTCTGATTGGCGAAGAGATGCTGCCGGAAAAGCTGGCGGTGCACGAGCGATTCCACAATCGCGTGCTCGACTGGACCGGCGCCGAGCCATGCGATGCCGACGACGTCGCCGCGCTCGCGGCGGCGCTCTGCCGCGGCGTCACCATCGCGCCGGACCTGCAGGCGGAGATTTGCCGCCAGTCGGCCGGTCGAGCTCGCCGCATCTGCACCAACCTCGACGAAGCTCTGAAGATCGCCCGGAACAAGGGTCTGAAAACCGTCGACCTCGCGGCCTGGGGCGGAACGAAGTACTACACTAACAAGCCGCCGGGAGCGCGCTTCGTCTCCTCCAGCTCGCGTCGGGGTGCGTAGCATGCCGACGGCATCCACACTGATCGCCGCGAAGCTGACTGTGCCGGTTTCGACCGGCCAAGACGCGATCTGGCAAATCATCCGCGACCTCGACAAGAAGGGACCGTGGTCGATCCCGGACATCGATGGCGAGACCAACAAGGCGCACTTCGACACGCTGGTTGACTACGTCCACCGCCTGCGCGCGGGCGGCTATGTCGAGATCGTCGGCACCCTTCCCAAGATCGGCGAGATGACGCCGACCAACCTCTATCGGGTCAAGATCAAGACGAGCGCAACCCCGCGGCTTCGGCGCGACGGCAGCAAGGCGCCGCCGTCCGGCCAATTGCAGATGTGGCGGGCGATGCGCTCGCTGCGCCAGTTCGACTACCGCGATCTGGCGCGCGTGGCATCGACCGACGAGCTGGTGATCGCCGAAGTCACCGCGAAGACCTATCTGCACCGGCTGTCTGATGTCGGCTTCCTGCAATTGCTGAAGCCGGCCACGCCAGGCCGCGCCGATCCCAGCCCGGCGGTGTGGCGGCTGAAGCCGAGCATGAACAGCGGCCCGCTCGCGCCGAAGGTCATGCGAACGCATTTCGTGTTCGACCCGAACCGCAGGATCGTTGTCGGCGATCCTTCCGCGGCCGAAAACGAGGAACAGTTCCGATGAATCAGGTCGCGAAGAAAGACCCACTCGACACCGCGCGCGCGGCCTGGGGCGACGCGATGCCGGCATGGGTCGAGGCTCTCGCGCAGGAAGCCGGTCGCACCAGCGGCGTCGCAGCCGGCGACCGCATTGGTTACTCCGGCTCGCTGGTCTCTTCGGTGCTCGCCAACAAGTACAAGGGCCGCCTCGATATCGTGGAGGCCCGCGTGTCCGGCGCGCTGATGGGCGCCACTGTCGACTGCGAGGTGCTCGGCGAGATCGCCCGCGACCGTTGCCTGGACGAGCAGATGTGCGGCTTTTCGTCGTCGTCGTCGGTGCGCGCGCGGCTGTACCGTGCCTGCCGCAGCGGCAGGTGCGAGCACTCCCGCCTCTCCAGCGAGAAATGAGCCGATCATGCAGCCCCGCGTTTCCGTCAACATGATCTTGCAGGCCACATCGGTGGTGTTCGGTGTCAGCGTGATCGAGATGCGCTCGCACCGCCACCATGAAGTGGTGGTACGTGCCCGCTTTGCCGCCTGCCTGCTGTGCCGCGAATTGACCGACCACAGCTTCCCCATGCTGGGCCGCTCGATCGGCCTTCGCGACCACACCACGATCCTGCGCGCCGTGCGGCGCGCGGAACAGATGCGCGCCTCCGATGCCGAATTTGCGCAGTGCTACGAGGAAGCCAAGGCGGCGATCCTGTTCGTGTCCGGGACCAAGCTCGCCGACCTCCTGCGCGACGATGACGCGGTCGAGGTCGCGGTCCGCATCCTCGACGCACCTAACTCAGCACCGGTGCGGGTCTCGACCCGTGAGATCATTGCCATGGCGGTGCGCCTCATCACGCTGGAAGAGCTCGCGATCAGCAATCTTGAGCTGCTCACAACGCTCGATGTTTTGGCCGAGACGCAATCCGAAACCGAAGCGCAAGCGCTGCGCGCCGAAGCCGCATTGCTGATCGACGGCATCGCCACCTCGCTGGGTTCGCTCGGCCTCGCTAACGCATCGATCCCGTCAGCCCCCAAAGGAGACCTCCATGCCTGAAGCCGCCACCATGCAAGCCCCGATCGCCGATGGAACGATCGAGATCTCCGGCAAGATGTTCATGCACGACTCGTCGGGGCGGCTCGTGCCGACCGAGCTGATCAAGCCGCAGTACCTGCTGGAAGATCAGACCGTGCGGAAAATCATCGGCTTCGCGCAGGAGCTTTCTGACCAGATCACCCGCTTTCGTGGCCACACCTTCGACGACGTCGCCGCCTTCGGCGAGCTGCTCGCCGAGCAGTACCAGGCCAAGCGCGGCGGCAAGAAGGGCAACGTGACGCTGTCGACCTTTGACGGCCTGTTTAAGGTCGTTGTCCAGGTCGCCGATCAGCTGTCGTTCGGCCCCGAGCTGCAGGTGGCGAAGACGCTGGTCGACGGATGCATCACCGCCTGGTCGGACGGCGCCCGCAGCGAGATCCGCGCGCTGGTCGACTACGCCTTCCAGGTCGACAAGGAAGGCCGCATCAACCGCGCCGCGCTGTTTCAGCTGCGCCGGTTGGAGATCGACGACGAACAGTGGCGCCATGCGATGGCCGCCCTCGGCGACGCCATCCGCGTCGTCGGCAGCAAAGAGTACGTGCGGTTCTATCGCCGCCCAAACCTCTCCGCGGCGTGGCAGCCGATCACTATCGATCTCGCAGCGGCGTGAAGTCCACCATCCATCAACCCAACTGAGGAGAACACGATGACTGATAAAAACGGCAAGGGACCCTTCAATGTGCATCCCTTTCTCAAAATCATCGCTGCATTCCGGGGGCCCTGGGCGCGCAACTATTCGAGTAGTTCGGACGAACTGCAGAAGCAGATTTCGGACCTTGGCGCTGCCAACCTCTTAGAAGCCATGGCTATCTCCGACAAGCTTGAGAAGGTCTTTTCGACGAAAATCGAGCCGAGCATCAGGATCGCTTGTGGCGAGGAAACGAAGACCGATCATCCGTTCTTGAAGCCGGCCCCGCCGCCGAAGCCGCAGCCGCACTACGAGAACGTCGAGGAGATGTTGGGGCTGCTAGACGGCGAGTGGAAGTGTCAGGTGCATCCCGTCGACCGCACTACAGACATCGAGCACTTCGTATCCCTCAAGATCGAGACCGGGCACACCTGGGCTTTTAAGGTGGTCCTATGGTCATTGGTTGACCGGCGCGTGCGTATCGCGATCCTGGTGAGCCCATTCCAGTTGCTGCAGACAGCTCATTTCGAGTGCGACAGCGAGAAGTTCGGCTTCAAGCCAGAAATCACAACCTGCAGCGACGATCCCTTCCTCGATCTGTGCAAGGTCGTCATCGCTGGAAAGCTCGACCGCTACAATCATGCGGCGGGCGAAGATCTGGACTGACGCTGTGCCCTGGGCGGATCGATCGCTGCCACCCGAGCGCGACGATGACCCGCCGGCCGAACTGCCGGCGCCGATCGAGGCCCTCGCGGCCGAGCGCGGCGCCCTGATGAAGCAAGTCCGCCGCGGCGTCCAATCGGAACGCCAGCGGCGGATCCTTAAGCGGATCGCGGCAATCACGCTGGCGATCCTCGCGACGGCCGGAGGACGAACGACGTGAGCGAAGAAATCATCAAGTCGACGCAAAACAAGATCGCGGAGGTCAAGCAGGCCTTCGGAGCGCCCGGCGATTGGGGTTACGACGATCCCAAAGGGCAGGCGCTTTACGGGCTGTACAATTTCGGGGCGACGCTCGCTGCTCACGCTCCTGCCGCAGCCGCTGATACGCGCGACGCTGTCCGCTATCGCTGGCTGCGCTCGCGGGACGTGGGGACGATCTACGACGGCGGCGTATTCGTCGGCAAGACACCCGGGAATCTCGTTCTGAGCGGCATCCACCTTGACGCCGCGGTCGACGCCGCCCGCATCGCCGAACAATCGCCGGACGCGGGAGAGTGAGATGCGCAAGTACGGTCACAAGACCTCCACGTCGATCGACCGCATCGGCACTACGGTGCAGGTCAGCATCGCCTTCGAAGACGAAGTCACCGCTGAAGCGGCTACGGAACTGCTGCGCCGCCGTCAGCAGCACGGCGCGCTGACGATCGACCTGCAGCGCGTCGGCTTCACTCAGATCGAGGGGAGCTTCGAGCGGCTATGAGCAACATGGGGCAGGAACGCATCACCTTCACAGACACAGACATGGCCTTGGCGTTGACGCTGATGCTTCCGCGCCTGCGCAGCGGGATCGAGCACGACCTGCATATGGCCCGCTGGGTTGCAGACGAGATCGGGCTTCCGCTTCCCAGTCTGGAGTTGTCGATCGCGCAGATGCAGCGCGATGTTGCAGCGATCGAAGCTATTCCCGATCGGCTGAAGCAGCTCGCGACTGTGGAGGCCGAGATAGACGTACTGATCCTGCGCAAGGCATCGGGTTGTTGGATCATCAGTTCGATCGAGAACCCTTCCGCGCACGTCAGCTCCCAACTCAGTGAACCCTTCCTTGGAGCGCAGCCATGACAAGATTTGCAGTCGCGAAGGTGTCGGCGCCACAGATTGCGATGATCCACTTGCTGGCGAAGCAAGCCGGCATCGACGATGACTGCCGCCGCGACGTGATGGAAGCCGTCTGCGGCAAGCGCTCGGCGCGCGACCTCACCGCGATCGAGGCGGTGAATGTTATCGACCGCTTGAAGGGCGCTTCAAAGTCCGCCGATATCGACGGGCCTTATGGCAAGAAGATCCGGGCGCTGTGGATCTCGGCCTGGAATCTCGGCGTGGTGCACAACCGCACCGATGCCGCGATGCTGGCCTTTGTCGAGCGGCAGACCGGCATCGAGCGCACCCGCTGGCTTCGCGCCGCGAAGGATGCCCGCAAGGCCGTCGAAGCGTTGAAGCAATGGCTGGCGCGTGAGGCCGGCGTGAAGTGGCCGGCCGGCGACGATCCGATCGCCGTGCGCCGCGCGGTGATCGAGGCGCAGCAACGGCTGCTCGGTTTGCCGGTGATGCCGGCGACTGAATTGCTGCCCGACGACGCGGTCTATCTCGACCAGAAGATTAGTCTGCTCGGTCGCCAGTTGCGCAAGGCGCTGGCTAAGCCCGCGAGGTACTGAGCCATGTTCGCGAATGACAAAAAGTCGGTGGAAGAGTTCGTCGAGCTGCTGCGCAGCGCGGCGCCGGAATTGAACGTCGTGTTCTCTCTGGATGATGCGGATGCCGTTGCTGATCTTGCTCGAGGTCTGATCACGGTTTCCATGCCAGAACTTCCGCCCGCGCTCCGCACTCTGGAGCTTCCGGCGGGCACGGTGCTGCCATGACCAGGCGCTCCGGGATCAACGTTTCAGATCACGCGCTGCTGCGGCTGCTGGAGCGTGCCGGCGCCGTTGACGTTGAAGCACTGCGCCGCGCGGTGGCGACGTCGATCGGTCGCGCCGTTCTGGTCGCCGAATCGATCGGCGCCAGCGAATTTGTGATCGTCGCCGACGGGCTGTCCTACGTGGTCAAGAACGGCGTCGTCACCACCGTGTTTCCGGAGCCGCGCCGGTGACCTACACCTGGCTGCCGGAGGTGCTGGCCGAGATCGCCGATGTGGCGGGGCTCGACGCTGCATTGAAGGTGGCCGAATCCTTTGGCGGCACCCGCAAGCAGGTTCCGGCTCAAGTCCCCGACGGACCTCACTGGCTGACTGATTGTGTTGGTCGGCGGGCGGCCGAGGCGATCTGCAAGCACTTCCGCCAAGGGACGGCCAGCGGCCGATTTGGTGGTGCGTATTTGACGATTCCGCTCGGCCCGGCCGGAACGGTGGCGGCGGCTCGGCGTCGCATGGCGAAAGCCCTGCTGGACGGAAAGTCCGCGTCAGAAGCGGCGCGGATCGCCGGCATGACCGAGCGCACAGCCTACCGCGCCCGCTCACGCGCCCGCAATCGTGGGTGGGATGACAATCAGGACGACATGTTTTAGGTTGGTCGCGCCTCCCGATCGCCCTTCGTCATCGCCGCCGATGACATCTGTCAGCCGGGATATGCAGAGCTAGGAGCGCCTACGGTCTTTCGTCGATCACGCGATGGAGACCGCTTTCATGCCCTGCGAAATCAAATCCAACCGCATCTACCGCGACGGCAAGGCCGTCGGTTTTCAACAGACAAAAAACGTTGGCGGCGCCATCGTTCCAACCGTCATCGTGCTCCACGACACCGCAGGTCATCTGCACGGTCGCGACTCGATCGATTGGCTGCTCGGCGGACCGGGACGATCGCAGGCTTCCAGTGCCCATGTGGTGATCGGCCGCGACGGCACGATCACCCAGCTTGCCGCCACCAACATGAAGACCTGGCACGCTGGCGCAAGCTCTTGGCGCGGGCGGCAGATGCTCAACGGTTGGTCAATCGGGATCGAGATCGTTAATCCGGGCGGACCGCTCACCCCCCTCGGTAATGGTCGCTACAAGGGCGTCGACCTGATCGACACCAAGGCCGATCCGTCGCTGAAAGTGCGGACCGGGGTTTTCCCGCAGCGCACCGAGGACGGCAAGCCGATGCCGACGAACGCCGGTGCCGGCTATTGGCTTGAACATTCGCCGCAGCAGATCGCAGCCATAGTGGACCTGTGCCGTGCCCTGGTCGCGGCCTATCCGACGATCACCGAGATCGTCACTCATTGGATGATCGCGCCGACCCGCAAGGTTGATACCAATCCGCTGTTCCCGCTCGCCGAGGTCCGCGCCCGTGTGTTCGATCGCACGATGCCGGTCGGCTTCGGCGATATCCCGCTCGCCGATGATGCCGGCGAGGACGCTTCCGCTACGGCCGACGAGGCTGATGCCGCGCCAGGTCCCGTCGACGACGGCCTCTACTCGGATCCCTCTGCGGCGGCAGCCCCGGCGCCGGACCATGCCGGACCGCCGAAGGCACTCGTCGAGTTCGTCCAGGGGCGGCTTCGCTCGCTCGGCTACTACGAGGTCGGCGATATCGATGGCGATTTCGCCGGGCGCACCGAAGACGCGCTGGTGACGTTCAAGCGCCACAACGGCCTTCCGCCGGACCCGGTGCTCGACCAGGCGACGCTCAATGCGCTCACCTCCGCAGAGCCACGCGAGGTTGGCGAGGCCCGCGCCAATGCCACCGCAAAGTCGCTGCGCAAGGCGGTGCCTGCGGTGCAACAGGCGGGCCGGTCGAAACTGCTAGCATGGGTGCTGGCAGCCCCGTCGGCCCTCTTCGCGGCGCTGCAGGGCATCGCCTCGAACGTGTCGAGCGTGATGACGCAGCTCGCGCCGATCACCGGCTGGCTTTCCGCCGTGCCCGGCTGGGCCTGGGCGCTGCTGATCCTCGCGATTGCCGGCGGCATCTGGTGGTCCTCCCGCGCGGTCGAGACCGAGACGGTCGATGCTTATCGCGCCGGCCGGCTCACCTGACGGAGGCAATCATGCTCGCTGCTATCCGGATCGCCGCAATTTGCCTCGGTTTCTACATCGTCATCGTGGTCGCCGTGATGATCACCGTGCGCGCCCGATGGGTGCATCAGACCTATGGCGCCGATTTCAGCTTCGCCGATCGCGTCGAGGCGGTGATGACGCCTGCGCTGTGGAGCTGGGCGGGCATCGGTGTGGCGTTGCTCGGCGTCAGCTGCGGGATCGCGCCATGATTTCGCTCGCCGCACTGACTGCTGTCGCGGCGCGGCCGATCGGCAAGGCCGCGCTGATCGCCTTGGGAATCGCCGGCCTGTTGGCGATCGGCGGCCTCGGCGCCTGGCGTGCCGCAGCCACGGTGCAGGCCATGGTCGATGACGCCGCCGCGACCGCGAAAGCCGAGCGCGACGCGCATTGGCGCTCCGAGATCGCGGAAGCCAACGTCAAGGTGGCGCAGGCCGAGGTCGAGCAGGCCCGCGCGGCGATGACCGCGGATACCGAGGTCAAAGCCGCTGAAACGCGTCGTGAAGAGGCATTGAAAGAGTTGGAGACGAAGAATGCGACGCTTGCTGACAGCGGTCGTTGTGGGCTCGGGCGTGATCGTGTCCGGCTGCTCAACAACTCGCGATGAGCCGGTGGTGAAGCTGGAATTGATGTGGCCGACCGTGCCGGCTGCCGCAACCGAGCCGTGCGCCGACCCGGTGTCGGTGCCCGATCGCGATCTGACCGAGCGCGAGACCGTCAGCTATTGGGGGCGCGATCGCGCCTCGCTCAAAACCTGCGAGGGCCGTCGTCGCGTGGCGGTCGACGCGATCAAGGAGCGGCCGTGACCGACCAGCTGGATGAGGCGCAGCTCCTCGAGGAGAGCGAGCGGACAGCAAGCATCGAGCGCGTCGGCGCGCGGCTCGCGGGGCGCGGGTCGATTTTTTGTCAGGCGTGCGGCGAGGAGATCGAGCCCGCCCGCCGCAAAGCGTTGCCTTCGGCGACGCGCTGCAGGGATTGCCAACAGCGGCGCGAGAATTGGCGCCGCATGAAAGGAACGCGGTGATGGATTTCGGGTGGGCGGGGATGGTCGCCCTGATCAAGGACGTCTGGTGGTTCCTATCTGTGCCGTTGGCGGCCCTGATGGCATTCGGCATGTGGTACCTGCGCGGCCAGTTTCCGACCAAGGCCGAGTACGCCGACCAGACGAAGGCGCTGAACAAATCGGTGACAGAGCTGTCGGCTAAGATCGATGCCAACGACAAAAAGACCGGGGACCGCCTCGTCAAGAGCGAGCGCGAGATGAGCGATCGGATCGCGAAGCTGGAGGGGGACGTGAAACAGCTGCCCGGCCGTCCGGAGATGGAAAACCTGTCGGACCGCATCAGCCGGGTCGAAACGCAGATCGCCGCCTCTGCCGAGATGACGCGCGGCGTCGAAAAAACCGTCAACAAGATGGACCACACCCTCAGTCTGATCCTCGGCCATCTGCTGGACGCCAACAAGAAGGAGAAATCGTCGTGACCGACAGCCTCGCCGAAACCTTCGACAAGGATCGCCGCCTCGTCATCCTGCGGCTACTTGCCGAACAAGATGATTACTCACTGTCCGCGCCGCTGATCACCAAGGCGGCGCAACAACTGCGCCACCGTGTTTATCCGGACGTGGTCGAGGCCGATCTCGTGCTCCTCGAGCAGCACCGGCTGCTCAAGCGCGAGGAGCTGGAGGTCGGCGGATCGAAAATGACGATTGCCACGCTCACCAAGTTCGGCCGCGATGTCGCCTGTGGCCGGCCTCACCCGATGGTGGCGCGGCCGTCGCCGAAGGATTGAGCGATGTCGAAACGACCCTCCTCGATCGACCGGATGCCGCCGGAGGTGCGCGACTGGATCGGCCGGCTGCGCGATCAGGGTCGCACGCTCGACGAGATCATCGCCAAGCTGCGCGAGTTGGACATCGATGCCCTGCCTTCGCGCTCGGCGCTGCACCGTCATCTTCAGAAGGCGGAGGAAGTCGCCGAGCGGATCCGCAAGTCTCGCGCCGTTGCCGACGTCATCGTGCGTCGGCTCGGCGAATCCGACCCGGACAAAACCACACGGATGAATATCGAGCTGATGCACAACGTGCTGTTCGAGATCGCATCGCGCACCTCCGACGAAGATGGTGAGCCGGTCACGTTCGAGCCGATGGAGGCGATGCTGTTGGCGAAAGCGCTCGACCATCTCGGCAAAGCCGCGAAGGACGATGTTTCGCGCACGGTGGTGATCGAGAAGCGCGCCGCCGATCGGGCGCGGGCCGAAGCCGTCAAGGCGATCGATGCTGTCGGCGACGAAAAGGGTCTTTCCGCCGACACCATCGAACAGATCAAGGCGAAGATTTTGGGCGTGACGAAGCCGGAGCCAAAGCCGTGATCGACACCTTTCCGCAGCTCGCTCTGTCGGTTCGCCAGCCGTGGGCGTGGGCGATCGCCGCCGGGTTCAAGCCGCTGGAAAATCGTTCGGCCGCGATGATCAAGCACCTTCACCCGCTGAAGGGGCGTCGCGCCATCCACGCCTCCAAGGGCATGACGCGCGACTACTACGAGCAAGCGCGAGCCTTTATGGCGTCGATTAGCATAGAGTGCCCGGCGCCGGCCGATCTGTTGCGCGGCGGCATTATCGGCAGCGTTGATGTCGTTGACGTCGTGTCGAAAAGCGGAAGCCCGTGGTTCTTCGGCCCCCGGGCGCTGGTGCTGCAGAATGCGCAGCCGTGCGACTTCATCCCGTCTGTTGGCGCGCTCGGCTATTTCGAGTGGCGGCCGGCCGATCCGTCGATTGTCCCGCCGCCGGCGCGCTGGATGCTCGCGGGCCATCATTCGATTGGCGATGATGTCCCGGCACGGTCCGACCTGTTCGGTGACGCGCCATGAGTGACCTCCTCATCACTGCCGAGGATTGGGCGCGGCATCGGCGCGAGCAGCTCTCGCAATTGCCGCCGCAATTGGCCAACACGTCGCTTCCCGAAGTGCTGTTGCCATATCAGCGAGAGTTGCTCGCCGCGACCGCGGCCTACCAGCTTGTGGTCGTCGACAAGTCCCGCCGGATCGGCGCTACCTGGGGAATTGGCGCCGACGCCGTTCTCACCTCCGGCGCGCGCAAGAGCGAGGGCGGGATGGATACGCTTTATCTCGGCTACAATCTCGACATGGCTCGGGAGTTCATCGACACCTGCGCGAGGTGGGCGCGCGCGTTCTCGCAGGGCTGCAGCGAGGTACAGGAGTTTCTGTTTCGCGAGCAGGATGACAAGGGGGCGGATCGCTCGATCCAGGCATTCCGGATCAGCTTCGCGTCCGGCTTTGAGATCGTTGCGCTGTCGTCGCGGCCCCGCTCGCTGCGCGGCCGGCAGGGCTATGTGATCCTCGACGAATTCGCGTTCCATGACGACGCTGACGAACTCTTGAAGGCCGCGATGGCGCTGCTGATCTGGGGCGGCAAGGTGCTGGTGATCTCGACCCATGACGGCGTCGACAATCCCTTCAACGTGTTGATCCAGGAAATCCGCGAAGGCCGGCGGCCTGGTCACGTCGTGCGCTGCAGCTTCGACGACGCGTTGCAGCAGGGTCTTTATCAGCGCATCTGCATGGTGAGGGGAAAGACCTGGTCACCCGAGGCCGAGGCGCAGTTCCGCTCCGAAATTCGCGGCTTCTACGGCTCGGCGGCGGCCGAGGAGTTGGACTGCGTCCCCTCGCAGGGCTCTGGCGTCTATCTCACCAGCGCGGTGATCGAGGCTTGCATGACCGCGGATGCACCGATCCTGCGCCTCAACTGCCCGCTCGGCTTCGAGTTGAGGTCGGACGCCGAGCGCGCGTCCTATGTGGACGACTGGCTCGAAGAACAGGTCGAGCCGGTGTTGAAGCAGCTCGATGGCCGGCTGCGCCACGTTTACGGCTACGACTTCGCGCGATCGGGCGACTTGTCGGTGATGCTGCCGCTGGCCGAAGGCCGTGACCTGGTGCGGCGGACGCCGTTCGCGATCGAGCTGCGCAATGTGCCGTTCCGCGAGCAAGAGCGGATCATGTTCTACGTCGCCGATCGGCTGCCGCGGTTCGGCGGCGCCAAGCACGACGCGCGCGGCAATGGTCAAGCTCTGGCAGAGTACGCCGTGCAGAAATACGGAGCGCTGGCGATTGAGGCGGTGATGCCTTCGCAGCCCTGGTACATCGCCAATGTGCCGCCGCTTAAACGCCGCTTTGAAGATCGCACCATCGCCATTCCGCGCAACAATGACGTGAAGGACGATATGCGGCAGATCAAGATGGAGCGCGGCGTGCCGAAGGTGCCGGACGATGCGCACACCACCGGCGCCGATGGTGGTCAACGTCACGGCGACTTCGCCATTGCGCTCGTGCTCGCCAACGCGGCGATGGATGCCGGCGTGATCGAATACGCCTATCAGCCCGCGACGGCCGAGGCCGCCGGCGCCAATCTGTTCAAGACCCAAGGAGGGCGTGCGCTGTGGTGAGTCGAATTCTCGGTCCCGACGGCAATCCCGTCGACACCACGCTCCTGTCCAGGGAAGTGGCGACGCCGACCGTGATCGGCGTGCGGGCAGTCCATCTGGAAGGCGTCGCATCCGGGCTGACGCCGGAACATTTGGCCTATCTGCTGCGCCAAGCCGCGCAAGGCAACGCGCGCGACTACCTCACGCTGGCCGAGGAGATGGAGGAGCGATACCTGCACTATGCATCGCAGGTGCAGACCCGCCGCCTTGCGATAGAGGGCGTCAAGCCGTCCGTCGCGGTGCCGAAGGGCGTGCCGGCCAAGATCGTCGACTTCGTTCACGAACTGATCGACGATTCCGGCTTGCGCGACACGCTGGGCGAACTGACCGACGGCATCGCCAAGGGCTATGCGGTGTCCGAACCCGTTTGGGAATACGAGCGCCGCGCGCTGCGGCCGGTCGCCTACAAATGGCGCGATCAGCGGTTCTTTCAGTTCGACCGCCTGAAGCAAACCCAGCTTCGGCTCGCGGTCGACGGCAGTCTCGACGGCGAAGAGATCACCAAGCCCACCTTCATCGTGCACAAGCCGCGATCCAAGGCCGGCATCCCCATCCGCCGCGGCTTCGCCCGTGCCGCGGCCTGGGCGTTCCTGCTGCAGTCGTTCGCATTGAAGGATTGGAGCGCGTTCGCCGAGGTGTTCGGCATTCCGCTGCGGCTCGGCAAATATCATCCGGGTGCCTCCGAGGCCGACAAGAAGGCGCTGCTGCAGGCGGTGCGCTCAATCGCCTCCGATGCGGCGGCGATCATCCCGCAAGGGATGGAGCTGGATTTTGTGGAGACCAAGGGCCAGCGCGGCGAAGCCGTGTTCGGTCAGTTGCTCGACTACCTCGACAAACAGGTGTCGAAGCTGGTGGTCGGCCAGACCATGACGTCCGACAACGGCGCGTCGATGGCGCAAGCCAAGGTGCACAACGAGGTCCGCCTCGACATCCAGCGCGCCGATGGCGTTCAACTCTCCAACACGCTCAACCGCGATCTGGTGCGATGGGCCGTGGCGCTCAATTTCGGGCCGCAGGATGATTACCCGCGCGTCGAACTCCCCGTCGCCGAGCCGGAAGACACCAAGGCGCTGGCGGACGGCGTCGCGAAGCTGGTGCCGCTCGGGTTCCGGGTGTCGCAGGCGGAGATGCGGAGCAAGTTCGGCCTCTCCGAGCCCGGCGAAAATGACGAGGTGCTCAGCGCACCAGCCGGCACAACCGCGGCCAACGACGATCCCAAGAAGGCGGCGCGGCTGTCGGCGGCCGACTGCCATTGCCCGGCCTGCGGCGGATCGCAACGCGCGTCGCTCGCCGCCACAGCGGTGGCCGAGCGCGATGATCTCGATGACCTGGTTGACGACGCGATGAACGGCTGGGAGGAACTGGTCGATCCGATGCTGAGGCCGCTGCGCGACGCGGTGGCGCGGGCCAACAGCTTCGCCGAACTGGAAGCGATGCTGCCGCAGCTCGCGGCGGAGATCGACGGCTCGAAGCTTGCCGAGGTGCTGGCGCGGCTCACCGCGAAGGCGCGCGGCCTTGGCGACGTGGCCGACTGATGCGTGTCACGCGCCGGCAGACCCTCACGCTGATTGCCCGCATGGCCGCGGTGAAACGCGGCATGCAGACGCCGCCGGAGATCCTCGACTACTTCCGGGCCAAGGATCTCGCGCCGCGGTTCTCCTGGCTCGACGTGTGGGGCGAGGAGCACGCCCACGCCTTCACGGTGGCCGGCGTCACCGAGACCCGGGTGCTGTCGGATTTCCGCGCCGCGATCGATAAGGCGCTCGCCAACGGCACCGGCTTCGAGGCCTTTAAGTCGGATATTCAAAGCCGCTTAAAGCCGCATGGATGGTGGGGGCCGCGCCAGGTCGCCGACCCCGAGGGCAAGTGGAAAACCAAAACCGTCGATTTCACCCGGCCGGGGCGCCTGGAAACCACGTTCTGGGCGAACGTGCGCAGCGCACGCGCCGCCGGCCAGTGGAATCGCATCCAGCGCACCAAGGCGTCGCGGCCCTATCTGCTCTACGTTCGATCGACCGCCGAGCGGAAGCGGCCGGAGCATCTCGCGGTGGCCGGCACCATCAAGCCGGCAGACGATTCTTGGTGGTCGTATTGGTTTCCCCCGAATGGTTGGGGCTGCAAATGCAGCGTGCAACAGCTCGATGGCGAGGATCGCGACCGCTACCTGGCGCAGGAAGGCTATTCGGAAGACGCGCCGGACCTCGGCGCGAAAACCTACGTCAACCGTCGCACCGGCGAAGTGACGACGATTCCGCGCGGCATCGATCCCGGCTGGCAGACCAATCCGGGCCTCGCGCGCGCCCGCACGCTCGTGTCGCAGCTCACCGGCTCGCTCGCCGAGGCGGGGCCGGAGCGCGCCGCCGCCACCATCCGAAAGCTCTGGCGCGGCAACTGGCCGAAGGCGGTCGCGAAGATGGACGAGCGCGTGCATCTGCCGGTGGCCGCGTCGGCGCGCGTGGTCGACGAGCTAGACGCCAAGGTCGATATCGTCACTGTGATGAATGACGTCATGGTCAAGAAAGCTGGCAAACATGCGGCCGTCGATATCGAGAGCTTTGCGCTGGTCCAGCAGATCATCGACGCCGGCGAATGGACGGAGGACCGCGAACCGGCGGTGCGCAATATTCTCGCGGTGATCGGCGGGGTGCATTGGGTGTTGGCGATCCGCCGCTCGAGCAACGGCTACATTCAGGTGCGGACGCTGTTCAAGGTTGATGCCCGCCGCCACGGGGAAATCCGGCGGCGCGAGGCTCGGTACAAGGCTGAAGGGAGTGAGTAGCAGCCGGGGGGCCGTGACATCCCCGCGTCCACCTGGGACGGTAACACGTGGCTCGGCTGCAATGAGAATATAGGGCGGCGGGGCCGCGATGGCAACTGAAACGCCAAACCGCCACACAGGGCCACAGGGGCGTTATTTCGGGCCGCCCCCTGCGATGGCACCAGCTGCGGGAAAAACGCACCAGAACGTTTAATAACCGCTTTAACTCGCGAGCTGCTTGGGGGAGAAAGGTCGCGGGCGGGATCAGAGGGCCAGTTTGGCCCAAAATGCCCCAGCTGACACCTGTCAGCGGTCCGACCCCGGGGGTGCACGGCTAGATGTGCACCCATGACACGCGCTTCCGCAAGTCCCCAGTTCGCCAGCCTCGACGCCGCGCCCGATGTCGCGTTGGGCGCGGTGACGATCGATGTCGCAGCGCTCGCCGCCGGCGCCGAGGACTGCGAGCGCTGGATCCGGGTCACGCCGCGCGGCGCGATCGACACCCGCGACGATCGGCATTTCAATTTCGAGCCCGAGCGGTTGGTCGCGCGCTTCGATGCCGACGGCATCGACGTCCCGATCGATTTTGACCATGCGATCCCGACCAAGGCCAAGCTCGGCGAGAAGGCCGACGCGGTCGGTTGGATCAAGCAGCTGCAGGCCCGTGCCGACGGCACCTATGCGCTGGTCGAGCTGCTCGCCGCCGGCGCCGCCGCGCTGAAGGCCCGCACCCACCGTTTCGTCTCGCCGACCTTCACCTACACGAAGGAAGGCCTGGCGCTGTGGCTGCATTCGGTCGCGCTGGTCGCCGCCCCGGCGCTCGCCATGCCGGCGATCGCCTCCGCCTCACTCACACCCACCAAGGAGCAACCCATGTTGAAGGCGATCGCGAAGGCGTTAGGCCTCGCGGAAACCGCCGACGAGGCCGCGTGCCTCGCGGCGATCGGCAAGCTGTCCACCACGGATCCGTTGAAGCCGATCGCCAAGGCGCTCGGCCTGGCCGGCTCGGTCGACCAGGCGGCCTGCCTGTCGGCGATCGGCACGCTGTCGACCGGCAAGGTCGATAAGCTGGTTCACGACCAGGCGCTTGCCAATCTCACCGCGGCGACCACTCAGGTGGCCTCGCTGCAGGCGCAGCTCGCCGAGCGCAGCACCTCTGATCACAAGGCCAAGGTGGAAGCGACCATCGAGGCCGCGCTCACCGCGAAGAAGATCGTCCCCGCGCAGCGTGAACATTACACGACGCTGTGCGCCACGGCCGAAGGCTTGGCGCAGGTGACCGCGCTGCTCGGCAGCACGCCCGCAGGTCTGCAGTCCTCCGCGCTCGACACCCGCCCGACGCCGGAAGGCGGCGTCGCGGCGCCCGACACGCTGCTCGCCAAGGCCTATGCGCTGATCGAAACCGCGGCGAAGTCGGGCCGCACGCTGTCGCTCGCCGACGCCGTCGTGCAGGCCAACAAAGGAGAAGCCAAGTGAGCTGCGAGCTGATCAAGGGTTTCGTCGCCGACGCCGCGATCCGCGGCAATCGGATCGTCGCCTTCCACGCGACCAAGCAGGCTGTGATCGAGGGCGCTTCCAACGTCGCCCCGCTGACCGGCGTTTCGACCTCGACCGGTGCGAAGGCTGGCGGCGTGGTCGACGCGGTGCAGCTCGGTCTGACCGAGGTGGTTGCCGGTGGCGTGCTCGCGCGCGGCGCCCAAGTCACTTCCGATGTCGAAGGCCGCGCCGTCGCTCTGCCGGCGCCGGCCGCCGCGGCCGTCACTGTGCGGACGATCGGTCAGGTCCAGGCGGCGGCCGTCGAAGGCGACATCGTTCCGATTGTCGTCTCGGCCGGCTCCGTCTTCATCCCAGCTTCCGCCTAATACCCCGAGCGCGGTCACCGACAGGCGCGGCAGAAAGACCCGGCTGCAGCGGTGACGCGGCCGGGCCGTCAAATCTCTCAATCACAAGGTAGCAACCGATGGCCGTCAATCGCCCGTTCCCCGTCAACCCCGTGCTGACCGCGGTCGCGATCGGCTACGCCAATCCGGCGATCACGCTGATCGCCGACCAGGTGCTGCCCCGCACCCCGGTGGGCTCCGAGTCCTTCAAATGGCTGGAGTACCCGCTGGCGGAGGGCTTCAACGTGCCGGACACCAAGGTCGGCCGCAAGAGCCGCCCGAACCGCGTCGAGTTCACCGCGACCGAGCGGGACGGCTCGACCGACGATCACGGTCTCGACGGCGAGGTCCCGCTCTCCGACATCCGGGAAGCGGAACGGCAGCGCGCAGCCGGCTTGTCGAATTACGACCCGCGCGCGCGATTGACCGAGGGGCTCACCAACAACCTGCAGCTCGCCCGCGAAGTCCGGGTGGCTTCCATCGTGCATAACGCGGCCACCTATGCAGCCGGCCGCAAGATCTTGCTGTCCGGCTCCTCGCAGTTTTCCGATTACGTCAACTCCGATCCGATCGCGATCCTCACGGCGGCGATCGACGGCACGCTGGTGTTTCGCGCCAACGCGCTCGTGATGGGTCAGGCGGTGTGGGCAAAGCTGCGTAGTCACCCGGTGCTGGTGAACGCTCTGCGCGGCAATCTCACCAACAAGGGCATCATCACCCGCGAGGAGCTGGCCCAGCTCCTCGAGATCAAGAAGGTGCTGATCGGCGAAAGCTTCGTCAACAGCGCGGCCAAGGGTCAGAGCGTGTCGCTGTCCCGCGTCTGGGGCAAGCACATCGCAGCGCTCTACCTCGATCAGGCGGCGACCACCAAGGCCGGTGTCACCTTCGGCTTCACCGCCGAGGTCGGCACTCGGATCGCCGGCTCGATCCCCGACCCGGACATTGGCCTGGAGGGCGGCGAGCGTGTCCGCGTCGGCGAGAAGGTCAAGGAACTCGTGGTCGCGCCGGACGCCGGTTACTTCATCGAGAACGCAGTCGCGTAAGGAGCAGCAGATGGCCAGGGCTCCGACCAACACCAACACCAGCGGCACCGACGGCGCCCAGCGCGCCGGCGCCACCTCCAACGCCAGTACAGACCAGGGCGCGGGTACCGCCGCGACCACGTCCACCGACGCCGCGACACCACCAAAAAAGCGGGCTGCGAAGGCGGAGACCCAAGAGCACGTCGTCACCCGCGAGGTGCTTCACGACGGCGATCTCTATGTGGCGGGCGATGATATCTCGCTGACCCGCGATCAGCATGCCCAGATGCATGCAGTGGGCGCGGTCGAGGAAGTCTGGCGCGCCTGAAGGTTCGTGCGCCCGCCGCCGGACGCACCACGCGAGCCATCCGGTTCGCCCCGCCGAGGACGGTCCGCCGCCCTCGGCGCCTTATCGAAAGCCCGCCGGAGAATTCCCATGGCCGCGTTCGCCACCCTTTCAGACGTTTTGGCGCGATATCCCTCCGAGGCGACTATCCTTGCAGCGGATGAAACCACGCGCCTGCGCGACGACAGCCGGATCGAGGCCGCGCTCGACGACGGCACCGCCGAGGTCCGCGCCATCCTTGCGGCCCGGTACACCCGCGACGAACTCGACCGGATCGATGACGACAGCCGCGCGGCGCTGCGCATCTACACCACCGACATCGCGCTCTATCGCGTGGCGCTCTCATTCGGGCGCTCCAACGAGCGCGTCAAGGAGCGCTACGACGTAGCGATCGCGCGGCTGCAGGCGATCGCCAAGGGTTCGGCCGCGTTGACCTTCGACGGACCGGGCGGCGGCGGCAGCGGTGCTGCCGGGGAGCCGGCCGGCGCCGTCTCTCCGAATGAAGCGATCGTCGTCGCCAATGACCGCGTACTGACGCGCGATAGATTGCGGGGCTGGTGATGGACGCCGGCATTCGCATCGACGTCGATATCTCGGACCTCACCAAGGCGCTCGCCGGGCTGTCGCACCTCGACAACCCGGACACCGAGCCGTTGATGTCGGACATCGGGGCGCGGCTGGAATTCTCGATGCGCGAGCGCATCACCACCACCAAGACGGCTCCGGACGGTTCCCCCTGGCCTGCGAATCTCGAAGGCACCTCGATCCTGATGCGGACCGGCGATCATATGTTGGGTTCGGTCGCCTGGACCGCCTCGGCGACCGAAGTCGAGGCCGGCCTGTCGTGGGAGTACGCGCACGTCCATCAGGACGGCATGACCATCAACGCCAAGAACGCGCCATTTCTGTCGTTCGTCGTCGGCGGCAAACGGGTCAACAAGAAGAGCGTCACCATTCCGGCGCGGCCGGTGGTTGGTATCTCGGCCGAGGACGCCGAGAAAATTGACCGGCTCGCGACGAACTTCGTCGCCGGCCGGCTCGGCGGTGGCGAATGATCGCCCCGGCCACCATCCCGCAGCGGCTGGAGCGCGCCGCCCTGGTGCGGTTTCTCAACGCGGTGGAAGCGGCTTTGAAGCCGCTGTTTCCGGACGTCACCGTGCGCCAGCACCCGGGCCGGATTGACGTCTCGGACATCATCGACAAGGACATTTTCAACCCGCCGATGATCGCGGTCAGCGCGTCGCGCTGGAAGCTGGACGGCGATCTCGACGGCTCCTGGAGTCTCGCGATCGAGCCAGTCGCCTACATCGTCACCGAGGACGCGGCCTTCGGCGGCAAGTTGGTTCGCCGGCAGGAGATCGCGCACGCGCTCTCGCAGGGGCTACTCGAAGTTCTCGGCGATCTCAACGCGCATCGCTGGGGCCTGCAATCGATCGGCTCGCCCAAGAAGGTGGAAGTCCGCCCGCTGTTCACCAGTGAGACGTTCGCCAAGGGGGCTGCCTACTACGTGGTGACCTGGGAACAGACGCTTTCCAACATCGGCGCGAGCCCGCTGGCCAGGCCGGTGATCGCCGAGCCGCAGTTCGTCGATTTCGACGGCGAGCCGATCGACGTCAGCGACGGGGCGCCGGTATGAGCATCACCGATCCGGGTGTCCGCGCCCTCAAACGCCATCTGCGCAATCTCGAAAAGCAGATCGTCGAAGTCGATCAGCGTGTCGCGCGCGTGGTCATGCACGGCAAGGTGAAAAAGGGCGGTGTTCGTAAACAGGGCGACGACTGGCAGGTGCAGCTCGAACTCGCCCGGGACGAGAACGATAAGCCGGTGGAGTCGCCGTGGGTCGCGGTGCAGCCGGTTGGTGCCGGCGCGCTCAAAATCAAGGTCAAGCCCGCCGAGGGTGAGCGCTTCACGCTGCTGTCACCCTCCGGCGTGATCGGCAGCGGCTCTCAGGCGATCCGCGCGCCGTTCGACGACGATCACCCGGCGCCGAAGGGCGACGAGGATCTCGTGCTCGAAGTCGGCAACGCGAAGCTCCTGATCAAGGACGGACAATTCAACATCAAAGTCGGCGACAGCGAAATCGAACTGACCGCCGCCGCGATCAACACCGTCTCCAAGAGTCAGCACCTGGTTGGCAAGGTGCACCTCGGGGTCGACGCCAAGAACCAAGAAGCCGGGCCGCTGGTCACCACCGAAGCCGGGCCAGCCAAGCAAACTTTCGCAAAAACATAGAGGGCAACAATGAGCGACAAAAAGAGCTATCGCATCACCACCCGCCGGCCGATCGACGGGCGCATGCGCAAGGAAGGCGACATCGTCGCGCTGACCGACCGCGAGTATCAGGCCGAGGCCGGCTGGGGTGGCATCGAGCCTGTCAAGGCCGAGCTGGCGCCGGCGGCAGCGCCAGAAGCTCCGGAGACGAGCGAGACCGAAACCGCCACCGGCAAGAAGCGCAAGTAGGCGATGGCGGAGCGCACCACCAGAACCGGGGTCGACGCGCGCACCGGCCGCATTCTGCGCGGCAGGGCGCATGCCGAGCATTGCGTGGCGCGGATCCTCGCGACCCGCGTCGGCACGCGGGTGATGCGGCTCGATCTCGGGGCCGACCTGGCGCCGCTGCGGGGTGAGAACCTGACGGCCGTCAACGTGCTGCGCGCCTATGCGGAGATGGTCACGGCTGTGCACAGCCAGGAGCCGGCGGTTCGGTTTTGCAATATCCAGCCCGAGCTGCTCGATGGCCGCAACGGCGCGATCGGCTTCATCTTCGGCTACAAGTTCTATCCCTACGGACACCTTGGCGATTACTCCGTCGAGGAAGACGCTGACTTTCGGGTGCCGGTGACGGCACTCGCGCGCGGCACCGCGGCGGTGTCGCCATGACGACGGCAGCCACTCTCGATCTGTCGCGCATCGGCGCGCCGACGCTGGTCAAGATTGACTACGAGGCGACGCTGCGCGTCCGCCTCTTGAGTTTCAAAGCGCGGTGGGATGCGGCGCGGCTGAAGGACCCGACGCTGCCGGCATTCGACTTGATCGATGCGGACGGCAACCCGCTGACGCAGTTCGACACCTCCATCGTGCTCGAGCAAGAGTTCGCGGACGGTGAGACGAAGATCGAGCAGACCATCAACGATCACGGCAACGCCCTGCGGCTCGCCACCGCAACCGGCGCTGACCTCGCCCATCTGGCGCTGACCTATAAGGCCACTTCGCGTCTCATCTTGTCGCCAGCTACCGAGACTTCGGACGAACAACAGGAATCCGACGACGAGCTGCGCGCGCGCGCCCAGCTCTCCGACGAGGCGCGGCCGCTGTTCGGCCTCACCCCCGGCGGCTACGCCTGGCGGGTTCGCAAGCTGTTTGGCGACCGCGTCAAGGATGTTCGCCCGCTTCGCCGGCCTGGCGGTCATATCGATCTGATCATCCTCGCGCGCACCGGCGACGGCACGCCGGCGGAGACGCTGATCGGCGACATCCAGGGCGCCTTCGACGGCGAAGCCGGATCGCAGTCCACCGACATCGTCACCGTGCGGCCGGCGCGGATCGTGCCGGCGGCCGTCGCCGTGAAGCTCTGGGTTTCCAATGGGCCCGACCCGGCAGCTGCCGTCGCGCTGGCCACCACGGCGATCGCGGGCCTCGGCGCGGAGCGTCACAAGATCGGTGAGACGCTGCACGCCCAGGCGATCGGCGCCGTCGCCAAGTCCGGCGCGGTGCGCAAGGTCGACGTGCTTGGTCCGCTCGCCGATGTCGCCGGCGGCGACGATGGCGCGCCGTACATCTCGTCGATCGCCGTGAGCTGGGGGATCGACGGATGAGCGCAGATTTTAACCCGATCCAGCCGACCATCGGCGACGCCGAGCGCGGCCATAGCCTGGTCAACGCCGAGCGCTGGCCTGTGCTGTTCGCCGAGGCCGCCAAGCTGCGTACGCTGTGGGACCCGTGGACATGCCCGGCCGACCAATTGCCGTTGCTGGCCTGGGCTTGGTCGGTCGATTTCTGGCGGAGTGAATGGCCGGAGCATCGCAAGCGCCAGGTGATCGCCGAGTCGCCAGCGTATCACGAGGCCAAGACCACGGTCGCCGGCTATCGCATGGCGCTCGGCTATGTGGATGCCGAATTCGTCCGGGCGCGGCTGCCGCGCCACGCGTTCTTCGTCGGCGCCGCGCCGACCAAGGAGTCTCACGATCGCTGGCTCGCCGGCCTGCCGGAGATCCGCATCTACACGGCGGACTACCCGATCCGCTATCAGCCCGTGCCGTGCCTCGAGGCGGACGGAACGATCGTTCAACGCACGCTCAAAGGCCGCTTCATCGGCCGGCGTTTCGTCGTGCGATCCGCCGCCGCCGTGGTGCTCGGCCGCCGGCGGCCGGAGCTGCGCAAGGGCGGCACGGTCCAGCGCCTGGTGTTCGCCGGCGTGCGGATCGACGCCTCCGGCCGGCTGCTGTCCGACCCCGAACGGCTGGTCATTCCCGGACCGCGTCGCAACACCTTCCAGGTCGGCAAGCGGCTGCGCGGCCGCTTCGTTGCAGACGGTCGGCTCGCGAGCCAGCGCGTCATCCTACTGAGTTTCACCGCCGGCGGCGATCAGTTCATTCCGGCCGTGATGTCGCCGGGGCTGATGCCGCTCGACGCCACCCCGCGCAGGCTGTGGGAGCCGCAGCCTGGCGGCCGCGGCTGGTTCGTCGGCCGCAGCCTGAAAGGCCGCGGCATCCGGCCGAACCGCGCCGACGAACAGGCTTACTTGTCGATCCGTCTGGCCGATGGCAGCTCGGCCGTGCTCGGCCGGATGCGCAACCGGATCGGCCGCACACGAATCCGCCGCGCGCGTTTCACCGCCACCGTGCTGGCGCATCTTGGGACCACGCCGAAGTCCGGATTTCCGCTCGGCCGCTATCTGCGCGCCGGGCCCGAGCCCCGCGTGGTCGAAGTTCTCGACGCGCTCGCGGTCACGCAGGCCGCTCGCGACATCCTGTTTCTCGACATCAATTCCGTCCGGCCGATCACGTTCGGGGACCTTGCGAGGTTGCCTGACGATGTGCGGTACGGCGCTGTTCTCCGCCGCTGAAAGGGCTGTCATGTACAAGCGTACGATTTGGGATATCGACCAGGAAGGCACCGACGAGGATATGGAGCGGATCGGCCAATGGCCGCAGCAGGGCATCGCCCAGCTCACCGACGATCTCCTCGTCTCCGGCCGGATGTACAAGGGCTTTACGACGCTCGCCTCCGGCACCGCCGCGATCGAGGTGGCGCCCGGCCGCATCTATGATGGGGGCGCGATGTATGCGCTCGAAGCGGAGCTGTCGATGTCGGCCGCCGAGTTCGTGCCGATCACCGCCGGCCAGAAAGTGTACGTCACGCTGATCGGTCAAGGCCGCGAAGACGACGGCTATGTCGAGGCGCGCAACTACGAGCGCGAAGTGCCGCAGTCCGGCGGGGGCACCGCGATCCAGCAGGTGCCGCAGACCGGCGCCCGCGCCAAGGTTCGCAGCGCCATCCTGACGCTGTATCCCGGCGCGCCGTCGCTGATCCCGGTGAAGCCGTCGATTCCGCTCGGCACCGTGGCGATCGCCGACATTCTGGTCGGCACCGGCGGCATCGAAAGTATCGAGATGCGCACCGCCAATGAGGCGCCGGAGCTCGACGAACTGGCGACCAAATGCACCGGCCTCAGCGGGCGGCTCGATCTCGTCAATCAGGAGATGGCCGGCCTGCGCAACGACATGGCAGCGCTCGCGCGGCAGATCAAAGGCGGCGTGTCACCCGAAACTTTCCGGGCGTCGCAGGGCGAAATCGCCAAGATTAAGCAGGTGCTGGCGATTCCCGACACCGGCTCCCCGTTCTCGGCCGACAACTTCCTCGACGATAGCGAGAGCGACATCGCGAATGTCGACTACAAGGCCCGCGTGCTTGAGGGCATCCGCTTCCCGGCGGCCAATCAGGACAAGAAGCCGCTGGCGCTTTACAACCCGAACGACGGCAACCTGATGCACGCCTCGGCTGGGCTGATCTGTCCGAAATACACCGTGATCGAGGGCATCAAGCTGGCCGATCGCGCCGGCACGATGCCGCTCGGCGGCACGGTGTATCAGACGCTCGAACTGACCCAGATGCTGATGAGCCGTCAGGAGACGGCCTATGGTGATTACTTCGAGGCCTGCGAGAACTCGGAGTGGTGGCAGAGCGGCCAGTACGATCCGGCCAAGGGCATCCTGCGCATCGGCAACGAGACCTATGAGATCTCCGGCACGGTCGGCAACTACGATTGGACCGGACACCAGATCAAGCGGCTCCGGAAGTTCTGGACCACCACCGTCAAGGAGCCCTACGACGTTTACGCGCCGGTCGCCCATACCATCCAGGGCGTCATCAAGGCGCAGAGCTGGCTGCAGTCGCAGGATCGCTGGTCGCCCGGCATGCGGCTGTATCTCGACAGCTGGTCCGCCGGCGCGGAAATCACCGTCACGGTGGTCGAATGTGGCGAGGACGGCCGGCCGCAGAAGGGCCGGATGCTCACGAAAACCACGCTGGCTGCGTCGCAGTTCAAGCGTTGGCCTGAGGCGACGCGGTTTCCGTTCGCGGTGCCGAGCTTCCGCCAATCCGGCAAGCAATACGCCTATCTGATCGCCACCACCGGCGACGTCACCGCCGTCTATGCCGAGGGGCAGAAATTCCTCAGCGGCAATCTGCTGGAGAGTACCGACGGCGGCAGCTTCTATGTCGGCGATCTCACCCGGGACCTCTGCCACGTGACCGAATATTGCAGCTTCGACCTGACGTCGCTCACGGTGCCGCTCCAAGGCGTCAATCTCGATGGCGGCATCCACAACCTCCGCATCCGCAACGCCGAGGTGGTTCCGAATAACTCATCGCGGCAGTTCCAGCTGCAGGTCGGCGGCGCCTGGCGCACGATCGAGGATCCGGCCGGGGAAGACACGCTGTTCGGCTCCGGTGTGACGGCCTACTACGACTTCCGCCTGGTGCTGAACGGCAACCAGTGGGCGATGCCGATCCTCGACATGGGGGCCAGCGAGGTCGAGCTGTTCCGGGCCGACGATGACTTCTGCCACATCTCGTTGCCGCTGGTGTTAGGCACCTCGCTTCAAACCGTGGTGATCTCGACGCCGGTCGGAGCCTGGGATCCGGCGCGCCACACCATCGCGGTGCGGCTGAGGCACGGCGCCGGCTTTGCCTCGCTCAAGACCCACACGGCGGTCGAGACCAAGCCGCTGATCGGCAAGAAGGGCGTGGTGCGAGCCGATGCATACGAGAAGATCTGGACCTTCTCGTTCGCCGGCGCACCGATCTCGACCTGCAAGGTCGACATCGTCGGCACCACCAATAATCCCCGCGTCACCTGGCACGTCGAGGGACGTGTCCAAACCACGGAGTAACCCGCTATGGCCACCAAGAAGTCCACCGCTGACGTCGCCGCCACTCCGGAGATCATCGCCGACGCCTACTACGCCGTCGAGGTCTCAGCCCGGTTCAAGGCGTTCGGCGTCGGCTTCGGTCAGGCATCGCAAACGCAGGTCACCGGCGAGCTGCTGACGCGCCTGCTCGCATCCGAGCACGCCGCCGAGGTGGCCAGCTACACGCCGGTTTAGGGCCGGCCCGGGAGACCATTGGATGACGCGCAAATTCGAGACCGAGTACCGGGTCGGCAAGGCCGACGAGATCCTGAAGAAGGAAAACAAATTCCGGCAGGATGTCGACATGCGGCTCGACGCCATCGAGCGCGCGGTTGCGGCGCTCGGCGGCGATGCCAATGTCCTGGTGGCTCGGGTGCTGCGCGTGATCGAACTGGAGATCTCGCCGCGCGCGGCCGAGATCGAGGCGCAGCTGAACGACTACCGCAGTGGTGTTCCGGCGGCGAGCGTCCAAGAAGAAACCACCGGCCGGCAATTCCTCACGCCGGCCCGGCGCGCCGCGATCCTCGCCGATCTGCGCGGCGGCGTTGACGCCGATCACGACACGCTCGCCAAGCTGCTCGCGTATCTGATTGCGGTCGACGCTGCGAAAGCGCCGTCCGTCGATCCGGTGCTCGCCGGCACGCCGCGCGCGCCGACGGCGCCGCTCGGCACCAACTCGACGCAAATCGCCACGATGGCGGCGCTGTTGCAGATGCGGGCCGATCTGCTCAACTATCTGACCAACGGTGCCGGGCCGGCGCTCGATCAGTTCAACGAGATCGCGACGGCACTCGGTAACAATGCCAACCTCGCCGCGACGCTCAATGCCGCGATCGCCGGCAAGCAGCCGCTAGACACCGACCTAACGGCGATTGCGGGTCTTTCTACAACCACATTCGGCCGATCTCTGTTGACGCAGGCGGACGCGGCGGCGGCGCGCGGGACGTTGGGAGCACAGGCCGCACTTGGCTTCACTCCTGCCCAGCAGGGAACTGGCGTCGGACAGAACCCAAGCAGTATCGTCAAGATTGGCTGGGGCTCGGGCTCTGTTAGAGCGACGGTCGACTCCACCGACTTCGGCAAGGTATGGACCGACCATGATACTGTGGCGTCGTTTGGCACCAGCGGTTACCAGAAACTCCCCAGCGGATTAATTATCCAGTGGGGAACAATGGGCGGAAGCGATACGGCCAACAACTTTCCAATGGCCTTCCCTAATTTCTGCTTCTCCGTAGTTGCGTCGATCGGCAGCAACGTAGGGATTGAAGGCACACAATCACTTTCGATTGCGGTCGAAGGCATCAACCCTGTTGGGTTCACCGCCCGGGCAAGATACGTTAATAACGGTGGCGTCGTGGGATATGCGTCACAACCTGGGCGCTATATAGCGATGGGATACTGATCATGCATCTCTACGCAGTTTTCACGCCCGCCGGATTCCCGGCCGGATTTTACAGCGACGATATTCATGGCCCGCGGCTGATCGACGGTCAGCCGAACCCGGACTGCAGGGTCCCGGCGGAGGCGGTCGAGATCACCGAGCCGCAGTGGCGGGACTTGCTGGCCCACCCCGGGCTCCGCCGGCTGGTGGACGGCGCCGTTGTGGACTACACGCCGCCGGAGCAGCCCATTGATCTGCCCGCCTACACGGCGGCTGTCCGCTGGGCCAAGGAGACCGGCGGCACGGCTTGGTCCGGCTGGCCGGTCGCTACCGACGATCGCAGCCAAGGCAAGATCCTGGCCGAGCTGACCGCCATCGACCGCGGCCAGCGCGCCGACCCGGACGGATGGAAGTTCGCCGACGGTGAGTTCCGGCTGGTCTCCAACGCCGATTTCGTCACCTTGGCGATGGCGGTGCGGGCGCATGTCAGAGCGTGCTTCGCCGCCGAGGCCAGCGTTCTCGCCGGCATCGCCGCCGGCTCCATCACCACCACGGCGCAGATCGACAACGCGTTCGGTTAACCGCACGCCTTTCCTGCCGCGACGCTTCTGCCGCCGGAACGAACGAGGCCGCTGACAGCTGTCAGCGGCCCTCTTTGCTTGTGCGCCCCATAGGTTCATCCCGATCCAATTTCTGGTCAAGGGGCTTCGCTCATGGCGGCACTCACCAAGAACCACGGCGTCCGCTTTATCGACGCGGGCGAGGACGCTCGTACAGTCCAGGCACCAGACTTTTCCACGATCGCCCTGGTGGCGCCGGCCGACGAGGCCAACCCGTCGATCTTCCCGCTCGAAACCAACGTCCACCTCTACGGCGACGAGGCCGACAAGATCGCCACGCTGGGCGACGCCGGGGAGCTGTCGATGGCGATCGATGACATCCTGAGCGAGGGCATCAACGCCAGCATCCTTGTCCGTCGCGTCGCCAAGGCGACGAGCCGCAACGAGCAGCTCGGCGCCATCATCGGCGATCCGTCCGACCGCACCGGCCTCTGGGGCCTGCTCGATGCTCGCGCGCAGACCAGCGTGCGGCCGGGCATCATCGTGCCGCCCGGCTTCTGCAACGAGTCGCCGATCGGGGCGACGATCGCCACCATGACCAACCGCGGCGCCGATTACACGCATGCCGACGTGACCTTTACGGCGGCCGGCGCCGTCGTCGTGCCGAAGGGGCATTGCGTCATCACCGGCGGCAAAGTGGACGTCGTGATCGACGATGCCGGCTTCGGCATCCCCAACACCTGCACGATGACCATCACGGGCGACGGCGCCGGCGCGGCTGGCACGGTCGAGGTCGGCGCGGTCGCGAATCCCGTTGCGCTGGCGGCGTCTGCCGTCGCCAAGCGCGTGCTCGGCATTAGCGTGATCGACGGCCCGAACCTCGACCGCGTCGCGGCGGCGCAGTGGGCCGAACGGCTGAAGCGCGACAACGGCCGCTACCTCTACGCGATCGACCCGGCGTTGCGGCGTTTTGCGGTGCTCGACGGCGCCGATGACACCATCCTGACCCGGCCGGCCTCGACCACGGTGGCGGCGCTGTTCGCCAAACGTGACCGCGAGCGCGGCGGCCCGTACTGGTCGCCGGAAAACCAGACCTCGTCGGCGATCGTCGGCACCGCGCGCCCGGTCTCCTACTACGACGGCGAGATCGATCACGAGGCCAACTTCCTGATCAATGCCGGCGTCAACACCTTCATCGAAGGCAAGGAGCTGTTCGGCTCCGAGACGCTGTCCAACGACAGCAACTGGCGCTTCATCAACAAGGTGCGGACCGAGAACGCGATCCGCGCCTCGCTGCCTGGGGCGTTGCGAAAGTGGCGTGGCGAGCTCTTCACCGCGCACAACGCCCTGATGGTGGTCAAGACGGTCGAATACTTCCTCGACGAATTGGTATCGCTCGGCGTGGTGCTCGGTTACACGCGCTATTTCGACCGCGCGCTGAACCCGAACGCCAACATGCGCCAGGGCATTCTGCGGATCGAACTGCCGCACGAGAACACGCCGATCATCTCCGACATGGTGTTCGGCATGCGGCCCTACGCCCCCGCCTTCGACATCCTCGCCTCGGACATCCAGCGTGCGCTGGGTGGCTATGAAGCCATCGCGGCCTAAGGGAGACCCACCATGGAATTCGTCCGTAAAGCCGGCAACCTGTACTGCGAGGGCGTCAACACCTGGCTCTCGCTCGCCAGCTACAAGCTGCCATCGCCCAAGGCCATCACCGAGGAGCATCTACCCGGCGGCGGCATCATGAAGCTGGACGTGCCGATCGGCGCGATCGAAGCGCCGAAGCTGCAGTTCAACCTGAAGGGCGCGCCGCCGGCGGTGCTCGGCCAATTCGGCCTCTCGCTCGGCGAGAGCAAGCTCTACACGATCTACGAGCTGATGGTCGATGAACTGGACGGCACCAAGCGGGAGCGGATCGTCACGGTTCGCGGCCTGTTTCAGGAGGCCGATGCGGACGAGATGAAGGGCCGCGGCCTCAACGGCTATGCTTACCACGTCGGCTCGATCACTGATTTCGAAGACGTGATCGAAGGCTACGGCATCATCGCGGCCTTCCGGTTCAAGACCAACACGCGGCTCGGATATCTCGGTAGCGCCAGCTCCGACGCCGAGAACCGAATTCTGCGGATTGCGGGTTGATCAATCCCGAGCGAAAGAACCAGAGGCAAGCGGCCATAATCGGCGGGACAGACCCTTGCGGACCCGCCACCGCGGTTCGAGTAGGCGACGGCCCGGCGCGGACCCGGGCCACCATTTCGAGGGGCCTTAAAGGAGCTTTCAATGGCCATTGATCTACCGCCGCCGGTCGAGGTCGAGCCGGCGCTGAAGCCAGTTGTTCCGCCGCCCGGCTCGCCCGACGCCAAGCGCAAGGCCGGCGCGAAGACGGACGATTTGGCGGTCGCACAGCCCGCTGCCGAGGCCCCGGCCGAGGCGCCGCCGATGGTGGCTGTTCTCGACTTTGCCGGCGGGCGATCGAAGCGCGTCCCGCTGTCGTGTCCGTTCATGGACGGCTCGCTCTGCCGAGACGCCGTCGTGATCAACCGCCTGACGATGGTGCAGGTCGACAAGCTGGTAAGCGAAAATCGCCACAACGATCTCTACGAAATCTACGCCGAGATGACCGGCGTTCCGGCGCCGGTGCTGCGCGGCATGGATGCGGACGATGGCGAGGCCATGATGGAGGCCGGTGCCGATTTTTTGCCCCGGTCACTCCGGAAGGCGTTCGGCTTTACGTCGGGCTGAAACGTTGGCGCAGCTACGCGGCGCGCGTCGCGGCGGTGCTCTCCACGCCGGTGCCCGCCGTGATGGCGATGACGTGGCCCGATGTGCTGCTGTGGTGGAATGAGGCGGCTGATATCGACCGCGAGACCTGGGGCCAGCTGAGGGGATCATGAGTAATCTCGACGTCTCGCTGCGGCTGCGCCTGGTCAATCAGCTCGCAGGCCCCGCCAAGGATGCCAAGCGCGAGCTGGAAGGCGTCGGCGCTGCTGCCAAGAAGCTCGACGGCGCCAAGGCTGGCAAGCTCGCCGCCGATCTCGCCAAGACCAAGAACGAGGCGAAGGGCGCGGACGCGGCTCTTAGCCAGGCGTCGACCAGCGCCCGGAAGCTCGGCGCGGCCAAGGCCGACAAGCTGGCACGCGATCTGGCGAAGACCCGCACCGAGGCGCTCGCCGGCATGAAGGCGCTGGCGCAGTTCAACACTCAGCTCCAAAAGCTCGATGGAGGCCATGTCGACCGCTTGGTCCAGGGCCTGCGCAACGCCACGGCTCAATCCGAGCGGCTCGCGCGTGGCTTGCGTCGGGTGCGAGATGAGAGCCGGGGTGCGGGGCAAGGAGGCTCGGGCGGCGGTGCGTTGCCGCCGACAACAGAGCGGCGCGGACAGGGCGGTGGCGCGCTGCCAGCCGTTATCGGCATGGGCGCGCGTGCGGCTGGCGTCGTCGGCGGTGTGTATGCTGGTGTCCGCGTTGCGGGCGCGGTCAAGCAGAGCTTTCAGGACTTCGCCGAGTTGGACCGACGCATGACGCGGCTCGGTATCACGGCTGAGGCGACCAAGGCCCAGGTCGATGCGGCGACGGGCAACGTTCGGGCAATCGCCAGGCAGTATGCCGTGCCCGTCGAGGAGGTGCTGAAGGGCCTGGAAGCCTTGGTCGCCCAGGGCAAGGAACTGCCCGAGGCGCTGGCGATGATGGATGCGGTCGTCAAGTCGGCGCAAGCATCCGGCGCGTCGGCTGAGGACATGTCCAACTCCGCCGGCGCGATGATGACCAACTTGAAGCTCAAGGTCGAGGAGTTGCCGGAGGCATTCGACAGGCTGGCCTATGCGGGCAAGAAGGGCCAGTTCGAACTCAAGGACATGGCGCGATATTTTCCGGAGTTGGCCGCGGCATGGGCCAACGTCGGGCAGAAGGGGGCCGGCAAGTTGGCCGATCTGGCGGCCGCGACGCAGATCATCCGCAAGGAGGCCGGGACCTCCGAGAAGACGTTCAACGGCATCCGTGATCTGCTCGCCAAAATCAACACCACCGACGTGCAGAACAACTTCAAGAAGATGGGGGTCGACCTCGAGGCCGGGCTGAAGAAGGGCGCCAAGGAAGGCAAGCCGTTGCTCGACGTGATTATCGAGCTGACTGAGAAGGCCCTCAAGGGCGACATGGCGAAGCTGCCGAAGCTGTTCGGAGAGATCGACTCCCGGACAGCGATCAGTGCGCTGATCAACCTGAAGGCCGAATTTCGGTCTCTGCGTGCGGAAATCCAGACCAAGGCTCTCGGGACGATCAACACAGACGTCGTCCGCCTCACCGGCGATGCGCAGGCCTCGATCGACAAGCTGGCGGATTCGTGGTCGGCGGCCGGGATCGCGGTCGGGAAATTCGTGGCCGAAGCGACGCCGGCTGTTGGCCTTCTGGAAAGACTTTCGCGCGGCATCGATAGCGCACGCGAGTATTTGTCCGGCGACAAAAAGGATGATTCCAAAAAGGACGCGCCCCGAGTCGACGAACCCGCCGGGCCAAAATCCCAGTTTTCCGGCCGCATGCAGAGCTACGAGCACGCACGCGCCACCCGCGCGGCCCTCAATGCCAGGCGCCCCAAGCTGTCGGACTTCTCGGGCCGTTTCCAGTCGCAGAACTACGCGAAGGCGCTCGCTCAATGGGAGCGAGAGCAGCGTTCCAACAAACCATTGCGGGGGCCCGCGACTCCGATCCCTGAGGTCGGCAACTATTCTCCGGTGCCGAGCTTCAAGCCGCCCGCGATCGGCCGGCGCCAGGCCGCGCCGGCCGATCCGCGTAACTACTCGCCGGTGCCGCCGGTTGCAGCCAGCGTGGCCGAAACGACGATGCAGCGGATCAGCCGGGCGGTTGCCAGCGAGAGCGCCAAGGCGGTCGCCGAGTCCCAATCGGCGGCCGAGCGAATCCGTGCGATGTGGAATTTTCAGGTTTCGCCACAGATCTCGCCGCGCTTCTCCGGGCCGGCCGCAAGCGGCGCGCCCGCCGGCGGCGCTTCCTCCGCGCCGCGGGGCCCGGCATCAGCGCCGGCCCCAGAGTCGCCTCGAAAGCAAGCTGGCCTCGCTGGAGGGCGAACGGTGCACGTCACGGTCCACGTCAACGGCGCCGGCCGCGACGGCAGCCGCATTGGCCAGGACATCGCCCGCCAGCTCGCGCAGCTCGGCGACAGCTCCTCCGCTCTGTTCGACACGGTGTAGCCATGGCGCTGATGGCGATCGGACCGCATGTGTTTCAGGTGGTCGGGCTCAACTCTCAGGAGATCGACACCAGCTCCGAAGCCGTCGTGGCGGACGTTCCGCGGTTCGGGCTGATGGATGGCGCCCAGATGCACGGCATGAAGCGGCCGGAGATGTCGGTTCGCGGCGTGCTTTTTCCCGATCAGCTCGGTGGTCTGCCGGACTACGAGGGCTTGCGAGCGGCGCAGTTCGCGCTCCGGCCGCTTCCGCTGATCCGCATGGGCCGCGGCTTCACCGCCGTCGTGCTGGGAGCCGTGACGATCGAGCGGCTGTCGGACGTCGAATACTACGGCGGCAAGAAGCTGGCCTTTACGGCCGATTTGAAGGGCTATTACGGATGAGCAGCTTCGACCGGCTTTACATCGTGCGGCGGGACGGCGAGCGGCTCGACAAGATCGCGAAAGCCGAACTCGGCACCGAGCGCGACGGCACCGTGGAGAGCATCCTGAAGCTCAATCCCGGCCTCGCGGCGGTCGGCTGGCGGCTGCCGCTGGGCACCAAAATCAAGCTGCCGCCGCGTCCGAGCGGCGGCCCGCCGAGACCGACCGTCAAGCGCGTCTGGGGCGACACATGACGCCGGTATTGAAGGTGATGAAGGGCGACGTCGACCTGATGATCGGCATGGCGAAGGTCTTCCTCAGCGCCACCCACACCGACAACGCCGGCGACGACGACGACGAGTTCGAGCTGGAGCTGGACGACAACTACGGCCAGATCCCGCTGCCGCAGGAAGATGATCTGCTGATCGTGTTCGCCGGCTACAAGGAAACGATCGCGCCGATGATCGGCGCCTTCAAAGTCAACGGCTGGGAGTCGGGCTGCGAGAACGGCCCCGAGACGATGAAGATGACCGCCCGGGCCGCCACCATGTCGGGCGAGTTCAAGGCCGGCGGAATGAAGCACTGGCACGATTCCACGCTGGGCCAGGTGCTGGAAGACACCGCCAAGGCGGCGAAGCTCTCGCTGGCGATCGACCCCGAGCTGGCCAAGGTCAAGCTGCCCTTCGTGCTGCGCTGGGAAGCCAGCCCGATCGACTTCGCGCACCGCGTCGCGGCCGAGGCCGGCGGCATGGTGAAGCCCGGCGGCCAGAAGCTGGCCGTAACCAAGCGCGGCTCCGGCAAGGGAGCGGACGGCGGTGAACTGCCGCCGATCGTCATCAAGCGCATCGGCAATTCGGGCTGGCGCATCAAGGGCGAGCCGCGGCCACGCTACGGCAAGGTCGAGGCATCGTGGCACGATCCGAAGAGCGGCAAGCGCAAGTCGATCCGCTATTCGACCGGCGCCAAGGGGCCGACCCACACGCTGCTGCATCCACGGGCGAGCGAGGACGAAGCCAAGCGCGCCGCCGAGGCGCACGGCCGCAAGCTCAACATGCTCACCGGCGGCGGCCACTTCACGCATGCCTATAACCCAGCCTGGTCGGCCGGGGCCAAGGTGATCGCCAGCGGGTTTCGGGACGGGATCGACGGCACGTGGCTGTCGGAATCGATCTCGACCACCTGGGCCAAGGGCTCGCCGGTGCTGTCGACGATCACCGTAAAGGCGCCCGCAGAGGGCAAGGGAGGCGGGGCATGAGCGAAGCTTGGAGGAGCCGCTTGTTCGCGGTCTGGATGGTCTTCCTTATCTGCGCTTATACGACCCTCTGCGGCGCGGTAATGTTCGTCTCCTGGGGCCTGGTCAAAGCGAAAACCGCCCAAGCCTGCGATCGGCAATGCGCAGGTCTCGCGTCCTTCTACGGCAGCGAATCCGGGCCGCGCACGAGCTCCGGCCAGCGTTTCAGGCCGAGCGCGATGACGGCGGCCCACCGCTGCCTGCCGTTCGGGACCAAGCTTCGCGTGACCTACGCCGAACGGGAGGTCACGGTCACGATCAACGACCGCGGTCCGTTCATCCGTGGCCGGGTGCTTGACCTGTCGGAGGGAGCCGCCCGCGTGATCGGCCTGATCGACCGCGGCGTCGGGCGGGTCGGATGCGAGGTGCTATGAGGGCCGCAGGAGCGGCCTGGGTGACGGGGTCCGGGAATTACCCGGTCGCGGGTGAAGTTTGGCAACGAGCCCGCGAAGCGACGCAGAAGAATTGCCGCCACCCCGCCGAGGCTCTGACGAGCGGCGGCGAAGTGGCCCGATTCGAGTTAACAAATCATGGAATCCATCCGCTGCGCTCGATGCCGAGCGCTGCTGTTTCGGGCGGTAGCCGACGCGATCGTCGGCACCGTCGAAATCAAATGCCGCCGCTGCGGTGGCATCAATATCTTGAGGCCAACAGAGCCCTCCACCGAGCGCCACGAGCGTCCGACCTCGGGAGAGGCCCTATGTTCGTCAAGCGACGCCGGATCGGTCCGGCAACCGTATATCTCGGAGACGCCCTCGAAATCCTTCCGACGCTAGACCCGGTCGGCGACGTGTTGACCGACCCGCCTTATTCAAGCGGCGGCAACGTCCGCGATCGGGCACAGGCGACAACCGCAAAATACCTCAGCACGGGTCACCCGCAGTATCCCGAGTTTCAGGGCGACACCCGCGACCAGCGCTCCTACCTCGCCTGGTCGACGCTCTGGATGGGACGCGCCCGGGCGCTGACGCGGCCAGGCGCGATGCTGGTGAGCTTCTCGGATTGGCGGCAGCTTCCGGTCACCAGCGATGCGCTCCAGTGTGCCGGCTGGGTCTGGCGGGGGATTGTGCCCTGGGACAAAACGGAGGGCTCACGGCCGCAGAAGGGGCGCTACAGGGTGCAGGCGGAATACGCCCTGTGGGGGACCAACGGCGCCAGGCCGCAGGCCGGCCCCGTCGCGCCCGGCGTGTTTCGGATGTCGGTGCCGAGGGTGAAACACCACGTCGCGGGCAAGCCGGTCGACCTGATGACCGGCCTGATGACGGTGATGGAGGGGCCGATCCTCGACCCGTTCATGGGATCGGGCACGGTCGGGGTGGCCTGCGTTCAGAAGGGGCTGGCCTATGTCGGGATCGAGGTCGACCCAACCTATTTCGAGATCGCGTGCGGGCGGCTTGAAGAGGCGGTGAAGGCCGCTTCACGATCCAAAACCGTTGCCATCTGA